ACACACGGCAGAACTGGCAATACGATTTGGTCGTAAAGCAAAAAATTTAATCGACAGCCAAGACTATTCAAAAATTTTTAAAACAACTTTACAAGAAGACTCTAAGGCAGCAGGACGTTGGGAGACAGCACAAGGTGGTGAATACTTTGCTGCTGGTGTGGGTGGTGCGATCACGGGTCGTGGTGCAGACTTATTAATCATAGACGACCCACACTCGGAACAAGATGCACTATCACCGACAGCCATGGAGAATGCCTACGAATGGTATACGTCAGGTCCACGTCAACGTTTACAACCAGGCGGCAAGATCGTCATGGTCATGACTAGATGGAGCACAAAAGATTTAACAGGTATGTTGGTCAAGAACCAAACAGAACCAAAAGCTGATCAGTGGCACGTGGTCGAGTTTCCGGCAATCATGGACCACGGATCAAAGTCAGCTAAACCTGTGTGGCCCGAGTATTGGAAGCTAGACGAATTAGAAAAGGTACAGGCAACACTGCCAGCAGGTAAGTGGAACGCGCAGTGGATGCAAAACCCTACAGCAGAAGAGGGTGCAATATTAAAACGTGAGTGGTGGCGAACGTATACAAGCGAGGACATACCGCAACTACATCACGTCATACAATCTTACGACACAGCGTTTTTAAAAAAAGAAACTGCAGATTACTCTGCTATCACCACGTGGGGTGTTTTCTATCCGTCAGAGGATGAAGGCGCTAATTTAATATTACTCGATGCAGTAAAAGGCAGGTACGAGTTTCCTGAACTAAGGCGCTTGGCCCTTGAACAATACGAGTATTGGAAACCTGAGTCTGTTATCGTTGAGGCAAAAGCCAGTGGTTTACCTCTCACATACGAGCTGAGAAAGATGAACATACCGGTCACAAACTTCACACCCAGCAAAGGCAACGATAAGCATGCTCGTGTCAATTCGGTTGCACCTCTGTTTGAATCTGGTATGATATGGGCTCCGGAACAAAAGTTTGCGGATGAAGTCATTGAGGAATGTGCAGCGTTCCCATATGGCGATCATGATGACCTTGTCGATTCTACAACACAAGCTCTCATGCGATTTAGACAAGGTGGTTTCTTACAACACCCAGAGGACTATGTTGACGAAGAAACTGCAAAACGTAAGCGAGTGTATTATTAATGGATGATATAATAAAATTATTGCAACAACTGATCGACGCAAGCCCTAGACCAAAGGGTGGTATCGCTAGTAGTCAAGAAGGCATAGAATTTTTAGGTAAAGCTTTGTCAAAAGAACAGCGAGGAAACTTAACGGTCGTTGGCTCGAGATTAACAGATGCTAGCAGATTTAAACCTTTCTCTATACAAACCGTTGGTAGAGACAAAAGATATCAATATATGTTTGATTATGAACAAGAACTTGCAGGTGAGTTTAACAAGACCATACAATTTTTAAAAGACAATCCAGACATAAGATTATCACAAACACAAAAAGATAATATTATCTATAATCTTGGTGTGTATAGAAGAGTAGCCGCAGAAAAAAATAAATTAGAAAAAGGCATTATCAGCGAGGGTAAAAAACCAGAAGAGGTCTATGCGAGTCAAATAGATGAAGCAGCAACCGATGAGCTAACATTCAAAGGAGCTCTTGAGAAATTATTAAAGACAAACGAGAAGTTAAAAAAAGCAATCGAAGAAACAAAAGAAGGATTTAAAACAGAAAAAATCACAGATGAAAAAAAATTAAGATTAAAAAGATTGTACGATGGTCCAGGTTTCGATAGACCTGGTTCTTCTTTGTATAGAGGCTATGGTAGTTTCTTTTTATCAAAATTACATGACAAAGGTATTATTAAACTTGACGATAAGATATATGAAAACTTGGTCAAGGGTGCACATCATTATGGTGGTGCTGATTTCTTTGCACCGGATCCTGTGCGTATCTGGAGAAAACATTTTGGTAATGATGTATTTGAAAAGTTAGATAACTTTGATCCAGACAACGAGGACATATTTCAATGGCTTGAGAGAAACAACATACAACCCATACAGAAAGAAGGGCCAAAAAATGCTTTGGAGTATCTAACACCGACAGAAGTACAACAACAACTCACAGATGAACTAGAACTTTTTAAAATATATAAAAATCCAAAGGATGAGGCGAGTCAAGGTTATATTGGTATAGATGATCCAGAAATGAGAATGGATAGGATCGTGCACCATGGTGAAAATATTAACGCGTTAGAAACAGCATTACAGGCACTAGACCCAGATAGTTTTAGAGAGTATGCTAGAACTAAACCTAAGTTTGATGCTAAGATTTTACCATTTAAAGATTTAAACGCAGAAGGAGGCATCGTTGGCTTACGTATTTGATCCGATAAACAACACGTTGATTGATGACGAAGACAAAAGTCTTGGTAATAAGTTTGCTGTATTAGATCCTGATCTTGAAAAAGTATTACAGGAACTTAATGAAAGATTTGGTCCGGGCACCATACAAGAGGGCACGCAAGGCATACCACAACCTCCAATAAAAACACCACAAGCTATATTTGAGTTTGAAGAACGAATGAAAGGTCGTATGGCTGATGGTGGTGCAATTGGTGGTGGTATAATTACAGGTGAAGATTATGGCAACAGGACTAATTTTGCAGAACCCAAATTAATTATTGGAAGTTCAAGAACACCCCCTCAATTTAAAGGCATGTATGCTGTTAGAACTGGATTAACAGTACCTGCAGACACACCTGGTTATTTAGGTCGAACAGGAGAAAACGCTGTGTTTGCAACAGAAACCGACGCTCAAAGATTTATAGATGAAGATATTAAAAAACTATTTTTAGAATCACAAGCAAGTAAAAAAAGAAGTCCTGTGCTTGAAGCAAGACTAGAAAAAATAAAACAGATTTACAAAAATTTAAAAGCATCAGGTGCAAAGAAAATTTATCTAGATGATATTTTAGATCAACTTGAAGGTGAAAAGTCTGTTTTTGGAACCGGTAAAAGAGGAATACAAACAGAACAAACTCAACTAGAATCACGATCAAATTTTAGAGATAACATAAAAGAAGCTTTAGGAAAAAAAATTTATGATACATTAATTAAATCACCAGCTGCTGATCCTAGAATTACTGACGCAAAAAAAGCAAAATTTAATAAATTAGTTTTAGATGTAAACAGAGGTGATCTACCTATTCTAGCTTTAGGATCTGAGGCTAGAGGGACAAAACAAAATATTAAAATGTATTTAACTGAGGCTAATACAAAAAGATTTGATAAATTACTTCCTTTATTAAGAGCAGTTAATTCTAGAATTACTCAACCACGACAAAAATATACAGCAGACGATATTAAAAATATTAGTGAAACAACAGTTAAAACTTTTAATAAAATGACAAAAAATTATCCCATATCAATAGCGGCACGAACAAATGTTTTTAAAGGTGGAACAAGATCTTTTGATGCTAAAAGTTACATTCTTGCACAACTAGGAAGACATGTAGAAAATGGTGGACAATTGTTTAAACATATTGGAGGAGATACAATAGCCACTGTTAAATTTAGAGATTTAAATACAAATAAAATTATTACGTATAGAAACATGGATTTAAATAATCCTTTGTTTAAAGAAGCAGCAACTGTTTATAATGATATTGAAAAATTAAAAGATATAAAAATAGATGATCCGCGTAATCCAGGTAAAACAATAACATTAAATAAAGCTCTTCAAGAGGGTGGTGATAAATTAGTTATTGATCATTTAGATGAAGTGCAAAATAATCCTTTAAAAAAATTAGTTATATCAACTCAAAAAGCAAATATGTCTGGTCAGATAAAAGATTTAACTCAACCAGAAATAGATGCAATCGGTAGAGGTTTAAATTTAAGTTTTGTTGATAATTTAAAAAGATATAAAAAATATGCAGAAAGAATTTTAGTAAATAAAGCAGCAAATCCTGAGTTTAAAATTAAAAGTCCGACAGAAACTATAAAAGAAAAAACAGGAACTTTTAGAGGAGAGGCACAAAATATAAAATCTAAAATGGATAATTTTAAATTTTTAACAAACAGAATCCCGGGAGGGGCTGTTGTATTAAGTCCGGTAGATTTTACTTTAAGTATGTTTGCAGGTCTTCCATTAACAGAGTCTTTAGCTAGCGCAGGATCTTATTTAATTAAAGATCCATACTTAGGAAAAGCTGTAAACGTACCATTGGCAATAGCAGCAGATATACAAGATCCTGAAGGCATGATGGAAAGAGCTGGAACACGTCAAGAAAAATTTAAAAATATTTTAGAGGGTATAACAGGTATAGACCAAGATGAACCTTTGTTAGATGAACTAAGAGAAAAATTTTCTAACATGGAAGCGGGGGATCAACCAGATATAGATCCTTTCCAAGCAGCGGAAGGTGGTCGTGCAGGATTTAGCAATGGTGGTGCAGCAGGAGCTGATGATAATTTTTTAAAAGAATTAGAATTTTATTTTACTAACGAAGATGCAGAGTTGCCAAAATTGCAAACTTACAAAGAAACTATGAACCCTGTAGAGATATTGAATGACATCATTGATCCAAGAAATTATCCATACTACGCAGACGTGTTAGCTCGATCAGGTTTACGTATTGGAGAGTTTGCCGTAAGAATTTTACCGGCAACAGGAAAACTAGTAGCGGATGCAATACAGAAAGGTCCATTTAAAGTTACTGGAACTGGTAGTAATTATGTTCAAGACTACACAGATGTTCTTCCATCTAATATTGAAGGCACAGGAATATTCTCAGAGTTTTTAAAAAACATAACACCAACGGCAACAGAAAAATTTGTTGGCCTTGATAAATTAATAGAAAAAGAAGAACAGAAACAAATCGAAAGAGGATCAACTGCTGGTCCAAAAGTTTTTGCAGATACAATTGGTCTAGGTGCCGAGGTTACTGCTCCAATATTTCCTGGTCTTAAATTGTTAAACTCATTTGCAAAAGCTAGAAATCTACCAAATGATAAAGCCACACAAAAAATATTAGAAAAAGAAGTTGATAAAGTTTTAAGTGAGAGGGGTATGACTCGAAGAGAATTTTTACAAATGACAGGTGCAAGCGCAACGGTTGTTATGGCTAAGATGCTTGGTCTTATGGACATAGCACCAAAAGCAACAAAAGTTGTAAGAGCAGCACCTATCATGGATAATACAGTTGAAGGCATGCCAACGTGGTTTAAAGAGGCAGTATATGCTATTGAAAGAAAAGGTCTTTTAAAATCTAGAGGAGATATAAAAGGCATAGAGCCAGATTTTTTTGAGATAACTCTTAATACAAAATTAGGTCCAAAAAGAGTGTTAATGAGTAAAAATGATAGAACTGGTGAAATTACATTAGACTGGACAACAGATTATTATGATACAGACATACCAGTCACTATAACTTATAAACCTGGTTTATCAGGAAAACAAAATTTCTTATCTGATCCGGAGATTCCACGATCGGTAGAAAAATATGATGTAGAGGTTGAGGCGCCAGAATTCGAGTATAGGAGAGCTGATGTTGAAAGCATGGGACCTGAGGACACAAGTTTTGACTCTTCTATAAATTTAGATATTAAGGAAGAAGCAGATGCTGTAGTCGAGGCATTAGAAGAATTAGGATTAGGTTTAAGTAAAAAACAAAAGAAAGATGCAGCAGAAAATTTTAGATATTATAACGATATAGAGTTAGATGAAGGCTCAGGGCCCGGAACACAAAATCCTATAGATGAGAGTGATGCATATACATTTATAGACATGATAAAAAGAAACAGAGATAAATGATTAAAAAATTAACTAGAACAATACCACCTAAAAGAGGGCCCAACCCACAAGGGTTGAATGTTCCCTTAAAACAGGTTAAGATAATAAACCCGGAGAATATAAATGGCAGATATAGACAAGTCGTTACCAAACGTAAAAACATCAATAGAGGTTAATCCTCAAGAAGAAATAGAAATTGAACAGGAAAAAGCCGTAGAGGCCCAAGATCCTGGAGTCGAGGTCACACCAAATGAAGATGGTAGCGTTGAAGTAAACTTTGATCCAAGCAAAGTAAACATAGAAGGTCAACCAGGACATTTTGATAATTTAGCAGAATTATTACCAGAAGAAGTTTTAAAACCAATAGGATTAGAATTAGTTGGTAATTACAAAGAATATAAAACATCAAGAAAAGATTGGGAACAAGGTTATATTCAAGGTTTAGATTTATTAGGATTCAAATATGAAAATAGGACGGAACCTTTTCAAGGAGCATCAGGTGCAACTCACCCTGTTTTAGCAGAGGCAGTTACACAATTTCAAGCTGGTGCTTACAAAGAATTATTACCAGCAGAAGGACCAGTTAGAACACAGATTGTGGGTAGAACGGATCCTGCAAAAGAAGCTCAGTCACAACGTGTAAAAGATTACATGAACTATGAGTTGATGGAAAAAATGGAAGAGTATGAACCAGAGTTTGATCAAATGTTATTTCATTTACCACTTGCTGGTTCTACATTTAAAAAAGTTTATTACGACGATTTGTTGGGAAGAGCGGTAAGTAAATTTATACCTGCCGAGGATTTAATTGTTCCGTATACGGCTACCTCATTAGACGATGCGGAATCAATTATCCACACGATAAAAATTTCTGAAAATGATTTACGAAAACAACAAGTTGGTGGTTTTTATTCAGATGTAGAACTTGGGCCACCAGGTGTAAATCAAAATGACGAGTTAACTAAAAAAGAAAGAGAACTTTCTGGAACTAAAAAAACTGGAAAGCAAGAAGATATTTATACTTTGTTGGAGTGTCATGTTAATTTAGATTTAGAGGGTTTTGAAGATAAAGATGATGAGTTAAATCCAACAGGAATTAAACTGCCTTATATAGTTACGGTAGAAGAAGCTAGTCAAAAAGTTTTATCTATTAGACGTAACTACGAACCAACCGATCCAAAGAGAAATAAAATCCACTATTTCGTTCACTTTAAATTCTTACCGGGTTTAGGATTTTATGGCTTTGGATTAATCCACATGATTGGCGGATTGAGCAGAACCGCAACGGCTGCTCTCCGTCAATTATTAGATGCAGGAACTTTATCTAATCTACCTGCAGGATTTAAACAAAGAGGTATCAGAGTTAGAGATGAAGCATCACCGCTACAACCAGGTGAGTTTAGAGATGTAGATGCACCAGGTGGTAATCTTAGAGATGCTTTTATGCCATTACCATACAAAGAGCCATCACCAACACTATTACAACTAATGGGTGTTGTAGTTGGTGCAGGACAAAGATTTGCAGCAATTGCTGACATGCAAGTAGGAGATGGTAATCAACAAGCTGCTGTAGGAACAACGGTTGCATTATTAGAACGTGGTTCAAGAGTTATGTCTGCAATACACAAAAGATTATACTCTGCAATGAGAACAGAATTTAAATTACTAGCAAAAGTATTTAAAACTTATTTACCACCAAGTTATCCTTATGATGTTGTTGGTGGTCAAAGAGAAATTAAACAAATGGATTTTGATGAAAGAGTAGATATTCTACCTGTTGCTGATCCAAATATTTTTTCAATGGCACAAAGAATTACAATAGCACAAACAGAGTTACAACTTGCAACATCAAATCCACAAATACACAACTTGTATTTTGCTTATAGAAAAATGTATGAAGCACTTGGTATAAAAGATATTGATGCAATTTTACCACCACCTGCTCCAATGCAGCCAATGGACCCAGCATTAGAACATATTAACGCTTTAGGTATGAAACCTTTTCAAGCTTTTCGTGGTCAAGATCACAGAGCACACGTTACAGCTCACTTAAATTTCATGTCAACTAACATTGTAAGAAATAATCCACCTGTTATGGCAGCAATTCAAAAAAATATTTTAGAACACATTAGTCTAATGGCACAAGAACAAGTAGAATTAGAGTTTGCAGATGTTTTAGCACAAGCGCAACAGATGCAAATGATGGCACAACAAGACCCACAAGCTCAACAACAGCTACAAAAAATTTCTCAAGACATAGAAGCAAGAAAATCTGTGTTAATTGCAGAGCTAACAGCTGATTTTGCTAAAGAAGAAAAAGAAATTACATCACAATTTGATGCAGATCCGCTTTTAAAATTAAAATCACGTGAAGTTGACCTAAGAGCAATGGAAAATCAACGTAAAAAAGATGCAGATCAAGCAAATCAAGACCTAAATAGAGCAAAATTAATGCAAGCTAGAGAATTAGCAGAAGAAAAAATGGACCAAAATGAAAATTTAGCTAAATTACGTGCTGGAGTTAGTCTTGCAAAGACTGGAGTGCAACAAGCAGCAATAGTCACGGAGGATAATTAATGCCATTAAACAAAAAAGGTAAAAAAATTATGAAATCTATGAAAAAACAGTATGGTAAAAAGAAGGGTGAAAAGATATTCTATGCATCTAAGAACAAAGGTGTTATAAAGGGAGTAAAAAAAGGAGTATAAATGCAAAAACTAGATAAAATACAACAAGTTAAAGTTGCAGAGCAGAGTATTGAGGTAGATCCTAGATCTAAAACGACTGCAGATGGAGCTTTTAACTATATTGCTACAGGAAAACCTGAAATGCCAGTTGGCGGACAGAAAAGAATGTTAGCAGAGAAAAAAAGAAACTCTAAAGCGTACTAATTATGTGGTTATCGGCGATTAAATTAGCCGTTTCTGCTGGAAGTAAAATTTACGCTAACAGGCAGAGAACGAAGATGGCAATGTCTGATGCACAACTAATGCATGCAGAAAAAATGGCCCGTGGCGAGGAACAATACCAGGGTAAATTGCTAGAAGCACGACAATCAGACTGGAAAGACGAGGCAGTTTTAATAATTCTTAGTTTGCCCGTAGTGGTGCTCGCATGGGCAGTTATATCGGACGATCCAAGTGCGATGGACAAGGTAAAATTGTTCTTCGAGATGTTCTCGCAGCTCCCGTCATGGTTCACAAATCTCTGGATACTTGTCGTGGCGAGTATTTATGGTATAAAGGGAACGCAAATATTTAGAAACGGAGGAAAAAAATAATGCCAAACAAAAGATTTAATAAACAAGTCCCTGCATTCAAAGCTGGCGGTAGAGCCGGTAAAATGGGTGGAGGAATGATGATGAAAAAACCTATGATGAAAGTAGGTGGTGACGTCAAAAAAATAGAAAAAGCTTTTGGAAGTAAAAAGAAAAATCTGAAAAAAGTTGATGCTAAAAAAAATCCAGGTCTAGCTAAGTTACCAACTAAAGTTAGAAACAAAATGGGATTTATGAAAAAAGGCGGCAAAGTTAAGTAATGGCTCGTCCAGGTTTATATGCAAACATCCACGCTAAAAGAAAACGTGGTGGTAAAATGCGTAAAAAAGGTGCGAAGGGTGCACCAACGGCAGCTAACTTTGCAAGAGCAAAACAAACAGCGAGAAAAAGATAATGACTAAATTATGTCCAAGAGGTAAAGCCGCAGCAAAAAGAAAATTTAAAGTATATCCCTCAGCATATGCTAATGCCTACGCTTCTAAAATTTGTGCAGGTAAAATAAAAGATCCTTCTGGCGTAAAACGTAAAGACTTTAGAGGACCAAAACCTAGTAAAGCTATGGGTGGTCCTATAAAACCAGCTAAACCAAAAATGATGGGTGGTGGATTAACTGAAGCTACTGCAAGATTAAAAAGACAAGGTTTAAAAGGCGGTGGAATCTGTACAAAAGGAATGAATAGGGAAGCCGTCGGAAAGAATTCGTAATGGGCGGTTTAAAGGAATGGTTCAAGCAAGATTGGGTCGACATAGGTTCCAAGAAAAAAGGTGGAGGCTTCAATAAATGTGGAAGAAAATCTGCGAGTGGATCAAAAAGAAAGTATCCAAAATGCGTCCCTGCTGCAAAAGCGGCAAGCATGACAGAATCCCAGAGACGGAGTGCCGTTGCAAGGAAAAGAAGTAAGGCACAAGGTGTAGGTGGAAAACCAACTAATGTCCCAACATTTGCAAAAAGAAAAAAAGCAATGGGTGGTGGTTTCATGGCTAAAAGACAAAGAATGGGTATGATTTAATGAGAAAAGACTATTCAAAAGGCACTATGCCAGCTAGAAATAAAAAAAACTTCAGGCCTACAAAGGCTGGAGCGGGAATGACACGAGCCGGTGTCAAAGCCTACAGAAGATTAAATCCCGGCTCTAAATTAAAAACAGCCGTGACTGGTAAAGTAAAACCGGGATCAAAAGCTGCTAAACGTAGAAAATCATACTGCGCAAGATCACTAG